CCTTTAGGTTTTGGTGTTGCTGCCTCTCTTTCGGCTGTTAAACAGTCGGACAATTCTTTCATATAAAAATTACGTAGATAAATCGGGAGATTGTAAATCGTTGTCCAATCCCAACCTCCCTTTCCATACGTAACCATATTGAAAATTGTTCGATGCAAATCTACCTTATACTCTGGAGTTAGGCCAAAAGAAGGTTACGTCAATCGGCACCTCCACCCGACCGGTATATTGGCATTTTGGACATTCGAAGTCAAACGAAAGATCTATATCAGGATTGATTTTTCTAGCATATTCTCGAAGTGCCACCGCGTCTCTCGCTGGCATTGCCTCGATGAGCTTAATTAACGGGGCGCGATCACGCTCACCATCAATTGCCACAATTGAATAGCGCATACGAGTGGTTACTTCGGTGGTCACATCCCCAGTTGACACCTTACGAAGTGCCTCAAGCTCTTTTTGTGCGTTACGTTCGTCCCGGTAGGTGAGCAATTTAAACAGTACTTTCTTTTTGCTCATGGGAAGCTCAAATTCAAATGCATTAATGCCGCGCTGTGATTCATGAAATTCCACCTCTTTTTCATTCAATTCTTCGAGGTTTACTTCTACATCACTACTACGCTCGCAATTTGGACAATCTACGGTCGGCTCATATCTCTTACCATAACCCAAGATTCTCGCGGCAATCATTACTGCGTTACGATCCCCAATGAATAGATCGCTATAATCAACATTTTTTGTGGCAATTAGTGCCTTCAAAAGCTCGTCGATAACTATACCTTTTCGAATTAGATTCGGAGAGGTCAAAATATCTTCGTGCTTTGCAGTCATGTAATACAATTCAATTTGTCCCGAAGCAAGAGGATGGTCTGGTGGGTAAAACCATCCCTTGCTTGGTAGTTCAATAACCTCGGTTGGAAAAACAATTTCGGACATATAGACTCCTAGATAGGTACATACAACACCTATAACTAGACCTATCGTCCAATTTCACCAAGGATTTTAAGAACGAATTGCCGAACTTCGTCTTGGGGCATGTCATCGAGGTCATGGTAAGGATCAGGAACCGTAAAAGCATAGTCTGTCAATTTTCCGAGTGCTTGTCCCGGCCCGTCATTATCCATGATTGCGATAGTTTTGCAGGGTAACGTTCCAAAAAACCCCGGTGCAGCCCGTGAATTGTTACTCAGGATAGCAATAGCCGGATATCCCTCTAAATGTAGACGATTGGCATCAAATACACCCTCTGTTACGAATACAAAGGAATGTCCAATATGTAATGTGTCCACGCCCCACAGTGCAATCTGATGCGTCTTATCACTTTCATATGCAGCAAAAATAAAATATCGACCAGCATAATTATTATTCTTTTCTTTGGATGCATTGGGGTTATAACGAATATATCCCGCCATTTTCCCTGAGAGGCTATATAACAAAAATGTTGCAGTATCTGTTTCTTCATCAATAAAAACTCCCGGACGATTATCCGGAAGTAATCTACGACGCAAATCTTCTTGAATTTTAATTGTCATGTATTACTCTTCTGCATCTAATGTTCTATCATCAACATCAATAAAATTCATGGCGCGATCTTTAAAGCGATCTTGAGTGATGCGCCGGACGAATTCTCTAAAAACATTCTTTGAGCGCGTACCACTTACGAGCTTACCATCCACTACCTTGTCAATTACGTCTTGTTTCTCTAATAAAATCTGACGCATATATTCATCGATAGTGTGTTCGCAAATTATATAAAAAATTTGAACTGGGTTTTTTTGTCCGATACGATGCGTGCGATCTTCTGCCTGTTCATGATTCGCTGGCACCCAATCCTGATCCAAAAAAATCACAGTATCAATGGAATGCTGCAATCCATCAATACCCATACCACCAGAACGCAATCCAAACAATCCTATTTTTGCGTCACCTGTCTTTAATCGATCAATCGTAATTTGACGCTTAGAGGTATTCATCGCACCATACAACATAGCGGATTTCTTGCCATAATGCGCATGGAGCTTATGCAATGGATCAATGAAACACGAAAAGACTAACACACTTCTCCCCGCATCCATCAATTCATCAATCATTTCAATTACCCTTGGCATTTTACGCTCTACCAAAAACGATTGAATGGCAGGCATATCAGCAACAGACGGTTTACCTGACTCTCCCCATTTACGAAATAGTTTATCAATGAGTTTCGAATAGTCACGCATTTCTACCGGAGAAAGCTCTACCAAAAGATCATTGCGCTGCTTTGGGGGTAATTCTGTTAATACTTGTGACTTCAACCGACGAATGATTAGGTCTTTGGTGACTTGGTGCAATTCAATCAGATTGCGTGGTGGCTCGTTACGATATCCACCATAATTTTGTGTGAAGTGAAACCAACTATTGAAACGATCCTTATCAAGATAGTTGAGTAAAGTATATGCTTCAATAGGACGATTTAAAATGGGAGTTCCCGTAAGAAATACAACCTCTTCTGTTTTTATTCCGGGGTAAACTTTACGTTCGGGCCAATACCCAAGTACCGCCTTTGCACGCTTACTTTTACGATTTTTGAGATATGTGGCCTCATCGCATACTAATAAATCAAATCCAATTTTGTTAAGTGCATCGGCATGTTTATCCACTACATCATAATTGATGACATGAAACGGTGCTGCAATGTCTCCGATAGGCCCGGAGGACTCCCACACACAAACATCAAGCCCAGAAAAACGACGAATTTCACGATGCCAATTAATCTTTACCGATTTTGGACACACAACCAATGTTCGACGATTTTTATAAACTGCATATCCAATAGCAGTAGCTGTTTTTCCAAGACCCATAGCATCCGCTACCATAGCTCTCCCTCCGGCACGGTCGATGAATTCTACCGCAACACGCTGATAGGGGTATAGATCAAGTAGCGTCGGAATATTAATATCACTATTTGATTTTGTACGAATTGTGTCTAATGCATCGCGACGTTCTTTTTCTATTCGATATAATTCGCGAACACCGGCATCTGCAATAACCTGTTTTGTTCCACCGAAGATTTCAACAGTCTTTACAATTTTGACGGCCGGAATCTTCCATCGCTTATTGACTCCGTCCCAGACACGTCCATCTATTTCCTCTTTAAATCGTTCTTTAAGGGGATGATTAGGTAGAAAGTGTACTGCGATGGTAAAGTCATCAATGTAGGCTAAAACGGGCTTCTGAGAGCCTTCTGCAAGCTCTACATGACTGTTGGACAGGGACAAGTGTGCAACACTTTCACCTTTGAGGGCAAGGCTTGACGCCTGTCGCCATACTTCTGGCATTCCATCGGTTCTAGCTATCCATTTCAAATAAGCCGCATCTTCCATTGCGACAACACCGAGGGTTTTTCCTCTGTGTTTACCGAAGGTAAATGTGGCAGAAAATGTTGAGTCGTGTGGTGTAGGCATTTGTGAAAGATAACTGGTTGGCAAGGGGGTGTCAAGAACAAGGGTGCGATATCTTAAAAATAAGACACCGCACCCATATTCCAAATTGTGATATTGCAGAATTAGTAGTTCAAGATACAGTAATCTGGCTGGAACGTCAATTGAATTTCTGCGAGATCGTCCACACCCCAGTCCAATTCACCAAAGTTTGCCTCGGTGATGATGCATCCTTTACAAATCCACTCTTCAACCTTGTCGCCCACCGGGCCAAGCATGTTAAAGGTGATATCTTTCTTGTAAAAGTCTGCATAACCACTACGTCCTGTGACAGACTCGTGGTGCATACGAACCCATTCCATCACTGACTGAGCAGCAGAAGGAGCAATTGGATCATATAGTGTGCACTGAATGGTTCCCCAACGCGGGCGACCAGCCACATAGTGCATGGTGTTGATATGAGGAATTTCTTTTGCTTCTGCGGTAAACGACGGACGAGTAATACGGCGAATGGTATAGGATGGAATACCATCAATATACATGATAAAACGATTCTTCGTCTTTGGCTCGAATCGAGTAAAGAACATCTCGTTTTCGGCTACAATATTTGCCATTGAATATCTCCTGAAAGGCGGATCTTGCTATACATATTCCTGCGTCAGAAAAGTGGGAGGGTGTCAGTTATACC